TGCATTCGAAATATAAATGAATGCGCAAGCCATTTGATACTTAGCTTTCGTACTAATACACATTTTGGTTAATAATAAATGGCATATATAATGTTCTCTACCTGTGAGTAGAACTAAGTTACTCTTATCGTCAGAACCACCCAAAGATTTTGGAATTATGTGGTGTTGTTCTAGATATAATCTATTAATTTTAGTTACTGGCTCTTTAACTCTAGACTGAGTATTTGCTTTTTCTATAATTTGAAAATAAACTTTTGTATACTTATTATCTAAAAATAATTCATTCATGATAAAACCTTTTTGGTATTTATCACAAAAAAAGCTCTTTGAAAATTAATCCAAAGAGCTTTAAATTTTTAACCTTTAAGGTTTAATATCGACCCACTATTTCTGAGAAGTCAACACCAGTTCTAGTAGCAATAAAGTTTAATGAAATCGTTCCAATGCTGCGGCCTGGCGACACATAGATATCGGCTATAAATCCATTATTATCAATGACTTCTGAGGTATTGTTAGTCTCATCGCAGACAACTTGGAAGTCATAAATTCCTCGTTGTCCTTGAATTGAACGTAGCTCAGGAGTTATAATTGATTTAAATTGTGCTCTAGAAAATTCATCATTGATTTCAAAAAGTAACGTTTGAGCCGCAACTGAAATCTTCTTCTTCAAAAGGATAAACAATCTACGAACGTTAATTCTTGAGAATGCTGAAGGCTTTCCAGAAAGCGTCTTATCCCCAAAAAGAACAACACCTTGATTATTAACAGAAATGATGGGATTAATATCATTCTTGTAAAGAACATCTCTCTGAGCTTGTGAAGGCTTAAATGCTAAACGATAAACGTTTTTGATCTTTCCTTTGTTGTAACCAGCTGGAGAAGAATAACTATTATAATCCAAATCTGTTCTAGCCATCAAGCCCGCAACATCTCCGTTAAAGCTAACCCAACGATAGATGTCATTCTGAACGTCAATCTGATATTTAAAATTCCCATCCAGAATTGCATAGCTGGAAGATCCAACCAAATTTCTGAAAGTCACAATTGAATCAACTTCATTTCCGACGTTATTGACAACTGCAGAATAAGGAGGGGAAATTACAACGACAAGATCCTTCCGAACTTCCGCAATATTGGAAATGAGATAATTAGCCAACCCAGCAGAACCAGATCCCCCAATTGCCTTTCCTTGCATCAAAATTGAAACATCAACGTCGTCAGCATTTACAAATTTGTCATAAGCAGATGTGATAGTCCCAAGCCCAATTGTTGATTCTGTCAAACCATCTTGACCACCAATAAAGGAGAATTTAGAAACTGCTACAGCTGAAGAGATTGAAAGAGCAGAAGCAAGCCCTGAAGTAGCTCGAGTAGTGTCATTAGCAGCCCGAACATATTTTGATTTGGAATTGATAACTCGCTTGTTATAAAGATCAGGTCCATCTTCCGATTTAGCATCAGTAGCTCTTGACAAGCCTTCAAAAACTTCTAGAACAGTACCAGGAACACCTGAGAACTTTCCATCTTCATCAGTCACCACAATATGAACTTCATCTTTAGTGGTTAAACCTAAACCGTCAACATAAACAGAAGTATTAGGAGCCTTATTAAAAGCGTTATAATATTCCCAAGTTTTGGTCAAAGCTGTATCAGTATGATCAGCAGCCAAAGTTGAAGCAGTATCAAGAGAGATAGTGAAGGAAGTATTTCCTCCAGTTGCGGTTGGGGTTGAAATTGCAGTGATTTTTGAATACTGAATTCCAACTGAGTTATTCCCAATCTTAAGATTGTCACCCACAGTTACGTTTGTGATCAAAGTGTTAGCTGCTAAAAGTGTATCAGTGTTAGCGCCCCCTGCAGTAGGAACAATTAAAACAGTTACCGTGTTAGAATTGGTTGGATAAGTTACGACAGAAGCTGTAGCATTAATGTTAGCATTTGATGCTAAGACTGAAGTTGAAATGAAAGCATTAGGGCTAGGGCAAACTGAAACCTTCAGAGAGTTACCAAGAGCACCTGGCCATTTTGCCACAAAATAAACCCCTGTTGGAAAAGAAGATGTGTTTTCAAATTCAACTTGATTTTCAATCGTAGAAGAAACAAGGACAGAATTAGCAGGAGTGCTGTTGGAATATGCAACACCTGATAGACAAGAGTTAGAAATATCTGTGTTAGAGCCAGAAGTGTTAGCAGCACGCACAACATAAAGTGCGGAAGCATAATCAAGAAAGTTAGAAGCAGTAAACCAAGTTTCAGGGTTGTTTGACGAAGGTTTCCCAAAGGTTGAAGTCAAAGTATTCTTAGAATCAATCAGAGTGAGATCGTTGACAGGTCCCCAGTTAAAAATTCCAGCCAGACCCCCTACAGTAGTTGAAACGGAAGGGACCACAGTCGTTAAATCGACTTCTTTTGTGTAGACACCTGGCGAAAGCGGAAATTGAGCCATTTAGTTCTCCTTAAATGTTATAATCTTTTAAGTATTTATAAATTTAAGGTTTGAAACATAATCATAAATATTGTAAACTGAGGGTTGCATGGACTTTATTAAAAATCTAATTCTTGAAAAAATTAAATCGGAAGACTGGGCGTCCGACGAAAATACTGTTTGGAAGCAAACTGTGAGAGCAAGAACCACTAAAGATCATTCTGAACAAAGACATTATGAAGGACATTATGCAAAAGATGTTGTGAGAGGCTTGGCTAAAAATCCTAATCTTCATTATGATGTTGCTGATCGTTTAGCTGCCCATCGTGATCCGGAAGTTAGAGTCAGAGTTGCCATGAATACAAAACATCAGAGAGTTCTAGAAACTCTGTCAAAAGATGAACATGAAAAGGTTCGAGGGCAAGCCGTGAAACGTGCAAAGTCTTCTGAAGTTCATAGAAATGCTTTGACAGATGAATCACCTGAGGTTCATAAGCAGTTGCTGAATAACCCTAAAGTAAAATTAAAAATTAAGAAACAAATAAAGATTAATGAATCTTAAAAATATAATTCTTGAAAAATTAAATCCTAACCCATCTTATAAAATTCCTTCTTTTGAAGAAATTGATAAAAGATTTGTTCCTGGTTCAAAAAGTCATTTTGAAAATTTAATACATAAACATAATGATCATTCTGATCGAGAAAACATTCTTTATCATAATAGACATAATCTTAATGATCTTCAGAAACAAGCTTGGGCTCATCACTCAAAAGCTATCAAAGATACATCTGCACATTTTCTCTTACATTATGGGCATCTGGTGGATGAAAAAGATAAAACAGATTTCAAATTAGGGTATTTTAATACAGAAGATCCCTCATCAATGGCTAGATACTGGCTGCAAGATTAAGACATCATCCATTTATCAAATTCTGATAAAATTAAAATTTCTTCAGTAGGGTCTTCGGAAGGATATGTGAGAATACCTAGAGGTTCTTGAAATTGAAATGTTTTAGAGAGAGTTTGTTTTAGATCAGTGTTAGAGATCATTTTGAAGGTTTCGGTTGAAGTTAACCATCCAAAAATTACCAGAGTCATCACTAGATCATCATACTCCCCAGTTTCAGCTTTAAAGGTTGACCCCTGTTTGGTAAAACGGGACAGCTGATAAAATATTCTGAAATCATTAATAATTAATTCATCATTTTCAATTAATGTTTTAAGAAGAGCTGTCCCAATTTTTTTAGTTTTGGTAGATTGTTTTACACCTAGAAATTTCCTATTTCCCCCTTCTGTAATATCTTCCATCCCTTTACGTGCTTTAGGGTTTGTGGAAAAAATATTTTCATACTCATATTCATAGAATAACGAATTCACAACCTGTTGACCCAACTGATTATTTTCTACAACAACATAAGCATCATTATAATGTTTAGCTACATTAAAAATTTCCTGAGGATAGATTAAAGGATCTATCACATCATTATTATAGGTTGCCACAACTTCATAAGGAGTTTGAGTTATATCAATAACAGAGAATGCAGAGTAGTCTAAGCCTAGACCTTCTGCGACATCCACAGTTAAAACATATTGGTGATTTTTTTGAGGTTCTTTGAACTTCATGAGGACGCTTAGTTCATCACAATATATTGAATGAAGAGTTGGAATCTCTCCGAGCTTTTTTGAGGAAATTAAAGTTGCGGAGGCTCCTAAGAAAGCAGAGTCAAACTCTTGAGTCCACTTTGCTTCCCCAATTCTAGCAATTTCTTTTGCTTTCCATTCTTCATTTCTCCCAGGTATATCATTCCATTTTATTTCAAGGGGGATGAAATCGTTATTACCTTCAATTGCATCCATCCATAGCTTCCAAAAAAGCTCATATCCGTTCGGCGTGGTACACGCGACGAACTTAGAATCTTTACCTGAAGATATTGCGGGGAAGGTTCCAGTGTAAAAATCATTTTGCATATTTCTCTGAATATGAGAAAACTCATCAGCAAATATCATGTTTAAGGTACGACCGCGTACAGAACCTGAACCCGTTGAACCCGCAAATATTATTGACTTACTTTCAAGCTCTATACTTTTTCTATTCCAAGTTCTTACACTAACCTGCATCCATTTTGGAAGATTTTCATAA